TTTATTAATTCTCGGCGTAGTTCTTCTTCCCCTTCTCCTTCTTCTTCAAATTTTGCAGATAGTCAATATATAAAAGATTTTGAAAGTCGTATTTTGTCATTATTTGATAAATTTATAGTGCAATACCCTGTTAAAGATGCTGTAAAACAAGTTAGGTTTGCTATGTCCTCTCACCCATGGGGGCATTATCAAGCTGTGTTGGATGTAATCAAAAAATACAGAAAAGAGTATTTTAGTAAAAAGGGGGCAAAGTGATTATTCAAATAACCTTATTTCCTTCTTTGGGGGCAAAAAAAAGGCAGAGCGGTAGAGCGAGCGCCGCCTTTTTTTTTGCCCTTCCCCCCTTAGACTTGATACTAATAAACAAATGAACATTTTCTTAAAAATGAGAAAATCAATATGCAAGTAGTTCAAGAAATAGACAATAAAATCAATGATATGTATTTATCTAAAAATCGTGTAGCTTGTGTGTCAGGGTGGCGGTTAAAATTACTCTGGAAGGTAGAAGCTACCTTTAGGCGGTTAGCTACGATAACAGGTGATGATAGTTATCTAAAACGGGCTCACAAAATCGGTATGTGTGGTAATACGCTTAAGGTAAGGCGTGAGAAGGATACAGGGCGTTACTATGTATCTGGTATCAGGTGCCACGATAGGGTATGTCCTGTTTGTAATGCGTTTCGTGCTGGCAAGTTATCAAGGAAAGTGAATGAATTACAATCAAAAATGATAAATTCTCATTTGCTTACAATAACTGATGGTGTGCGTGTTCCTTATTCTTTTTTTGAAGAGGGGTTGACTTCTTTCACTACTTCGTTAAAGAAGTTGAGGCGGTCTAATTGGTTTAAGGATAATATCTCAGGTGGTATCTATTTTTTGGAAGTTACCTACAAAAAAGGTCATGGGTGGCATCTGCATTGCCACATGCTTATTGATATTGTCGGTGATAAACCTGTTTTTAATTTATCTGGTGGTTTTGAAAATCTGAAAGTATCAGATTTTAAAAAAGGTTTAGAGGATACCTGTAAGTTTGTAGGTCTTGGGGCAATTTCTGATATTCGCCCCTGTGAACCTAATTCTGGTGCGGAGCTGTCAAAGTATTTCTACAAGTTGGGCTTGTCTTTGGACAAAGAAAATCAATTCGCACTCTTGGAAATGGTTCAGGTATTTAGGGGTAAGCGTATTTATGATACCTTTGGTAGTTGTCGGGGTGTCAACAAACAAGAGGATGTTGCTGATACCGATACTGAATTAGATAAGGAGTTAGAGTTGGAGGGGGCTTATGATGAGATAGGCTCGCTTGATGATGTGGTTCTTGGTTGGGTTTCTTTCGGGTTGTATGGTGAGATAGTCCATATGTTGGTCAGACAAGGTTATATTGAGTTGGAGAGTCTTAACTATTATTTCTCAAGTCATAAAGGGAAAGGGGGTGAAAAAGGATATGATGAAAGTTAAGGGTCAGGTTGTGTCTGCGGTGAGTAATACACCTAAAGGCGTTGGCTTTAAAGTTTTTATTTCGGATTTTGGCGATACCTTTAGGGTGTTTATTCCCACTGAGAGGTTATCAGGTCAGGGCAGTTTGAAGATGATGGATGGCGTTGATGTAACGTTAAATCGGTTTTTTCCATCTGGGAATGAGGTTCGGTTGGATGTGGCTGATGTGCAAAAAACTAAATAAATAAAATCTATCTCCTCCCCTTTCCTGTTTACAAATACAGGTTTGCACGATAAAAAAAAGGGGGGGTTGATAGATGGAGACTAAAAAAATGTTTGACCCTTTTGTTTCGGGCATTTATACTTTTAATGTTGTTCCTATTCTTGGTAATCCTGTGTTTGATTGGTTCTTCAATCTTATAATGATTTTCGGGGTAGTAGCTTTATCCATTGGTTGGTTGATAAACTTAATTTCTCGGAGTTAAAAAAAATGTTAGTGGACTGCGGGGCTTCAAATTATTTACTTTTTTCAAATGTTACAATGCAGCCTGTTTCTTTATTTTATGATGCGATTGAGTTATCTCTTGGTTCTCGTGCTAATCTTGGTTTCCGTTGTATGGGTGTTCATGATGTTATTTTGCCTGCGGGTGTTAATTTAATTAATATGATACAGCCTGACTATGTCGGTATATCACAATATTTAGTCTTTGGGCTTGCTGGTTTGGTTTGTGCGGGCTTTGTTGTCTATGCAATCCTAAAAAATGCGTAATAAGGGGGTGAATTAATAATGGATTTTTCAACTTTAGTTATATCTACTACTCCTGTTCTTGAGCTTGCGGCTGTCATTGTAACTGCCATCGCGGGCATCTGGGTTGTGAAAAAAGTCATAAAACTGATTAACAGAAGTTAAGCGGTTCATCTCCTCTTGGTTATAATAAAAATAGTCAAGAGGGGATTTTTAGATGTAAAACTAATAGGGGGTTTATGAAATCAAATCAAATAATACTTTTTGATGTGCGGGAGTTAGAGTTAATTGATTCGCAGGCAAGAAAAAATAAGATGTCAAACACTGATTATGTTCGTATGTGTTGTTTTCTTGATATGATTTTGTCAGGCAATGGTCGGGCGTTGTCAGTAATGTCGGATAGGTTGAAAGGGTATCTTTCAAAAAAAATATCAGAGGCTTTAAAAAATGATAAAGTTGTTTCGTAATTTTATTTTATTAATATTTCTGTTTTGTTGTTTCCCTGCGGTTGCGTCTGCGGAATCGTGGGGATATGTGTTGGCTTTCTATCATTATTATCAGGCTGAATATCCATCCCCTAGAAATGTAGTGTGGATTGAAAAAACTCCAACTACTTATAGAATATGGGTGCGTCCTCAAAGTTCTACCTATTATCGTAGTAAGACAATCGTCACAGGTGGGATAAATTATATAAATGATGCGGGAACTGTAAATTTATGTAAAGGTGGTGAGACGGTTTTTATGCCTTCTGGTCAGGCGAAATGGGAAGGTACTAATGCTCGGATGGAGTATAACTTTTGCGATGGTAGTTTTACTACCCAAAATATAACAGGTTCTTACGGTTTGGTTTCTTCGATTTCTGATTGTTGGGTATCGTCTTATTTTCCTTCCTCCCTTACATTGAGTAGTTGTAAAAGTCAAGATGTGTTATTGGGTGAATTTACTGTTGGTGCTGGTTGTGATAAAAATATATTACAGCTTGCTGATTTGGTATCTTATAGGAATGATTCTGGTTGCGATTGCACTCCAAACGGTACGGAATTTGATGAAAGTGTTGACGGTAGGTGTAAGTATATTGAGATAACGGGCGATCCTGCTTTATCTCCAAACAAGGACGAAACAACATATATCGGGCCTGGTGATATAATAGTTGATAATGTTGTGACGTCTCCTCCTGTGACTAATCCAGATAATACTGTTACTCAGGTGGAAACGGTTACTTATCCAGATAATACACAAGATGTAAAAACATCTGTAACTACTGATAATGGGGATGGCACGGCAACTATCCAAGCTAATACAGATAGATATTTGTCAGGGGGTGGGGTTATAAGTGGTTATGACTCTACTACTACTACTACTTATCCAGATAATTCTACAAGGGCAGTATCAACAGGTGTATTGGGTGATACATCTGTTACTTTAACTGGCGGCGGTGGTAGTTCTACTACATCTACAAGTATAAGTGGATTGGTTACCACTTCTACTACTATTGTAGGGCGGACTACTGATGTTGTTACTACTCCTACTGCTGGTGGGGTTGGTGGTGAAGGTGGTTCTGTTTGGGAGGAGCCTCCTACATCTTATGTTTCTCCATCTCTAACTACTGACCCTATTTATGATGTTGTTGTGGATGCTCCTGATGTTACTCCTGACTATAGTTTGTTGGAGTCTGCCGTTAATACTTTAATATCTTCTAATCCAGTTGTTTCGGCGGTTTCAGGCACGCGTATAAGTTTATCAGGTGCAGATTGTAGTTTTGATGCAGAGGTTTTCGGTAAACAAATTTTAATTGATTTTTGCGGGACTGCTTCTTATCTTAATCTGCTCGGTGTTGGTATTGTGGGGATTGCTGCTGTGCGTTCTGTGTTTATTGCAATGGGTATATCTTAAGGGGGTAAACTATGGGTGCTTTGCTGGGTTTCCTTGCATCGATTTTTGGTCGTTTCATTGGTAGTCAAGTTGTAAAGTTTTCTGCACAAAAAGTATTATACTATGCGTTGGTGACTACTGTTCTGCCAGCAGTCCTGATGACTGTTTTTTATCGTATTCTCACATCTCTTATTACTATTCAAAATAATATTGCTGTGGCGCATGGTGGTGGTATTACTTCTTCTGTGTTGGAATTAACTGGGCTTGCGGCGTGGATGGCTAATGAGTTGCGTTTGCTTGATGCGTTTGCTCTGATTATTTCTGCGGCATTGTTTCGTTACGCTGTTTCTCTTATACCTCGGCCCAGCTGGAATTATTAAATTTGGTTTTCTTTTTCTTATGTTTTCTTCTGTGGCCTGGTGTTTTGAGCGTTTAAAAAAAATGGCAATAAGAATAATTGAAGGGTCGATCGGTTCGGGTAAAACCTATTATGCTGTTTGGCATATTCTTACTAATTATTTTAAGTGGGATATTTCAACGGATAATTATTTACCTAAAAACTCTGAGAAACCTGTTTTAGTGTATTCTAACATTGAAAAGTTTCTCTTGTCTGATAGTTTGGACGAGAGGATAAAAGATGCTGGGGGGTTAGATAAATTTTTTCATTCCGATTATCAAAAAGAGTTTTGTAGGGATAGGAAAATAATATATTTGATTGATGAAGCACAAGGGCCGTTTTATTTTCACAGAAAATTTTATAATCCATCAGTGTTTTATTTTTTTCAGTATCATAGACATTTCGGATGCGATATTTACTTGATAACTCAAGACACGGATACATTGTCAAAAGAATTAAGAAATCTTGCAGAATATCATATTAAAGCACTTCGTCGGACTTTTTCCTTTCTTGGTGAGTTTAAATATTTTTTTTCTACAGGTGGTTACGATCCTGAAGTTTTTAAGAAGAAAACTTTAAAACCAAAAAAAGAGATATTTTCTTTATATTCTTCAATGTCTCAGGAAGAAGTTGAGAAGTTACCATCTGCCTCTCGTCGTTATGTGGTTATGGTGGTTTTGTTTTTTGTTCTTGCTGGAATTATTTTTAAATTTGGTTTTCTTTCTCTTATGTTTTCTTCTGCTGAGGCTAAGATTAAAGGTTCTGTTGTTGTTTCTTCTCCTGTCCTTCCCCCTTCTTCTCTCCCTGTTTCTTCTCCTGTTTCTCCTGCTTTAGTAAATAATAAACTTAAAACTTATGATGATTATATGTTGGAGATTAAAAATAAAATGAGTAATAATCTTCCTGTTAATAGTGATGTTCCTGTGGGCAAAGTTAGATATAATGTCTTGGGCTATATTTCTGTTCCGAAAGATAATTCAGCGGACAGTGAGGCCGATAGTAGTAATTCGTATTTTCTTTATGAGGACATAGACGGTAGGGTAAAAAGGATAAGGGCTTTTGATTTTGATGTGATTTGTAAGTGTAATTCTCTTGGTTCTATTCGTGCTGGAGTTTATGATTTTTAAAATCAGCATAACTCAAGACACGGATACATTAATTTATTTTTTTTTTGTAAAATTGTTTATATATAATTTTTTCTTCTGGTTTAAAAAATGGTGTTTCTGTGGCTGATAAACCAATACTATTGCATTTCTCGGAAGGTATAGACATTTGCGTTGTATTTTCTGTTAGCATAATTTCATACTCTTTTTCTACTTCTTTAATAATTTTTTGTTTGGCGTTTAGACATTGAGCTGTTATTTTAATTCGGGTTTTTATTCCTGTTGGGTTTTTTATTTTGACTTCAAATTCGTTTACTTCCCATTTATACTTCATGCTTTCGGGAATAATTGATAATTGTATTTGGTTGGCTTTTGTTGTCGTTGTAAAGTAAATAAAAAAAACTAAAAAAAATACTTGACAAGTGTTAATCATTGGCGTATTGTTACATATATTTTGAATAAAGTAAAGGATACATTCTATCCCTTATCAGAAGTAAAAGGGGGGTAGATGTAAAACATGAATGATTAAAATAGAGTTACAAAGCATTAAAGGTGATGAAGTAACATTTAGTCTTTCCGTTTCTCTCTCGGAGTTTCTCGGTTCT